ATTCTGCAACAAAAAAGATGCACGTGCAACATTAATGATGCAGCGCAGTAGCGACTTTTCCTACTCCTCGCCGTCAGTCGATATCTGGGTGTCAAGGTGTCGCGTCCGCGATATACTGTTTATTCAGACAGTATCGGCGACGCATAGGTGTATCGATGGAAACAATCTCCTCACCTGCCGTATCCGCTAAGTCGTCCGCTATCGCCTTCTGGCAGGTGATGCTACGCGATGACGTGGCGCTTCTTGCAATGCCAGGCGCCCATCACAAAGCGCTGCTCAGACAAGCTCACGCGCTGCATCGAGATCGTCTAATTGATGCCGACGACCTGAGCGAAATGCTGGAGTTTGCAGACGCCGCGCTGGCCTATGCGATTGAAGTGTTACTAGACCTCGACGGCGACGCATAGGAGGAACAATGCGTGTACTGGTTACACCCATGCGTGTGCGTGGCATCGCTTTAGATCCGAAGGAGCGACGCCGCTTTCCGGCGATTCGAGGCAACGTCATGGTCAACTCAACAGACTGCAACGAATTAGGCCGAGCCGCGAATGTTGCTCGAGTCGATGTGGGAATGCCGCTCGATCCGGATCCCCTGCCGCCTTTGTTTGACGCAACGCTGGCAGGGATGGCCGTGACGGGATTTGTACTGAGCGGGATTGAATTTATTGATGGCTGCGCTTATGCACAATCTTGGTGGTGTCGCGAGGGATAAACTGGGCCCGCATTTAAGATCGCCGAGAAAACGAACAAAAAAACAGGGGCCAATGGCCCCCGTTTTCAAAACAATCAAATCTGATGAAAATAACGATACAAATACAACGCCCAATAAATAGCTTGTAGAGCACGTATAAGTTCTTCAGGGAAAAGCTTTCGAAAAAAATCTTTCATGATTCACAACTCCAAAGGTTGCAGGATTTTCGTCATCGAAATTGACGGCGAACTTTTCCCTGCTCACTTCAGCGAATCCAATCCCCAACCGTTTTCGCTCTAACAATCTAACTAGCGAAGAAACTAACGTACAAATTAACAAATTAGCTAACCGTACGTTGTTGACGATTCGTTCACCAAGCCATAACCTTTGAGCTTCTGACGACGCAAGGGTGTAGGTTGTGAGCAGGTGAGAGAATCCTATCACAGCATTTCGGAAACGAATCCACCCTAAATTCTCTCCCAAAGGCCCACCCCCGCGTGGGCCTTTTGCGTTTTTGCCCTCCCACCGGTCAGCCCTTCATGCGAATTCGCCAGTAATTTAAAGGGTTTTTGGATCAGGGTGTATCTACAGCATACCGTTAATAACGGTTCAAGTTAGGGCAGTTATCAAACTGACTTCCCGACGAACGGTCATCACCCCCTGAGCGCTCCCACCGCCAGATGCAGATATCAATATCTAAACATATAAGTTTTATTGGGGTTGGAGCTGAGAAAAAAACGATAAGGCAACTTCCGTACACAGTTTCGCTATTGTAACCAATGTACTCGCCAGTCGAACCAATGCGTTCTACAACGTAATAGGTTTCACCTTGGCCGCTAGCGCCAAAGCTTGTGCGGCCTTCGTTGTGAACGCTGCTGAGTCGGTTGGACTTGGCGTTGGTCCGGGGACATGCGTGTGCGCAGCCAGTTGTGTATTCATCTGCGGCAGCAGATCAAGTGTGTCGCATACCACCCGAAACAAGTTCACGCCTTCGGAACCGATCCAGTTCTTCGGCGCCTGCAAACGCTGACTGGCGCCGGCCACGCTTTTACGCAACCCCTCGATCCGCTCCTGCATGTCCCCGCCTACCGTGGCGTTGTACTTTTGACCCACTACTACGTTCAGATCCCGGCCAGTCGCCTGGTGCAGGTCATCGACCGCCGCCACACTTGCAGATCCGCCCGACAGCAACTTGAGCGCGCCCAGCGCCTCAATCTTCTTGATGCCCCCTACCGTCTCGGTCGAATGATCGTCCACCGTCCTGGTGTGATTCTGGAAAGCCTCGGTGTTGTCCAAGGCTTCAACCTCGCGCTCGATCGCCTTGTCCTGGATCTTTCCATCGGTCTGGCGCAGCCAGTTGCCATCCGCGTCGACGCGCTGCTGGCAGGCTTCGCTGTGCTGCCAGACCTGGTCGCCCTTCGGCACCCGGGGTAGGCTCAGACCGTGCGGCAGGATCTGCGTGATGAATGGCTTGTGTGGCAGACCGTAAGCGAAGCTGATCACGACGGTGGTGCCCTCCTCCGGAAAGCCAAACATGCCCGCTTCTTGCCCGCCCATCGGCGCCGGCAATGGCAGGCCTTCGAGGATCGGTAGATCCGGATCAGGCTCGCCATCGGCCAGCAGCACTTCGACATCGACGCCAAAGCGCGGCCGGAAGTCGTCACACAACCCGGGCGCCGCCGGCGCATCCGGTACCGCGACCACGCGGCCAAAGCGCGGCAGGTGGTAACCGCCGCTCAGTTCAGGAAATTGGCGCGCTACGCTGCGCTTTATTGCGTCGTCCATTTGATCGCCATTTGATTGCCGGCGAGAGTCACGCTGGTGATCCGTTCGCCCTGGTTGATAGTTGCGCCTGGTCGAAGCCCCGGAAGGGGCGCGATCACCGCGCTTTGATTGCCCTGGTAGCCGTCGAACAGTTCGACCGGCAGCTGCAGCGCAGTGCGGGTACCGAAGAAGCTGTCGGCCCAACTGCCTACAAACACTTCGCCGTCGCCCTGCTGCTGCCAGATGAAGTCGGGGATTTTGAAGACGTTGGCCAGACTGTCCATCGCCAAATAGCCCGCCGCCAGGCTGTAGAAATACGGCGCTTTGACCTTGGCATAAGCCTTGTCCGGAACCCGAAAGCCCAGCCCGGTTTTATCGCTGATCTCGGCCAGCACCGCCGGCAGATCGACGTGACGCAGGTTCAGCGGCAACGGGTTGGCCAGGATCGATGACAACTCACGGCAAGCCACCAACTGCTGGGTGCTGTTGGCGGCGGTCGACCGTTCGACGTAGCCAAGGAAGTGACGCTGCAGCGTGCGCTCGTTGTAGCCGATATCCAGCGTCACCAGTCCTTTCAACGATTCGCCGGCCTGCACCGTAAACGTCGCACGGCCAGGGCTTTTGATGTCCAGGCGCACTTCGTCCTTGATCAGCGGGTAGACCTGGCCGGCGATTGTCAAAACCTTATGCAGCTTCATGTTTTGGGCGCCAGGTAGTCATCCAACTTCTTGAGGGTCTTTTCAAAGCCGCTCAGCTCTTGGGTCTCGCCTCCCGTCCCACCACCAGCTGCGGCGCCGCCGACCGCCTGGCCGGGTGCTGATTGCGCGCTGACGCCGTTCGCTGTCCGTCGCTGTTCGACCTTCTCGGGGTTCGAGGCTTTTTCCGACAGTGTGAACTGGACCAGCCAAGCGGCCAGCGTGTCGTCTTCCCGGGCGCTGACACCGTCCGAAAACTGCACCTCACGAATGCCGAACGCGGCGGCGGTATCGTTGACGATCCGGTACATCTTGAGCTGGCCACCGCCGGCAGTGGCCTCGGCCAAGCGCATGATCGTACGCATCTGCACCGCATCAACGAAGGGGATCATCAGCGACACCGCTAGGGTTTTCGGCTTGAAGCCCTTGTGGGCAGTTTCGGTGTTGCTGGTTTGGCCAGACAGATCATCGGCTTCGATGCGCAGGTTGGCGGTGATCTTCATCCCCGGGTGCTGCAGTGGGGACGCAATAGGGGATTCCTTGAGGGCAACCCTGCCCTAGGAATCGAGGCGCCGATTGAACGGAAGCAACGCCGGTTGCCACGGTTGAACGTGATGGACGTTCTCATTGATCGCGCAACGGCACGCGGTCGTCTGGCACGCAATGAGCCGGGTGGTTGTCCCGAGTACCTGGCCACTGCTATGAAGTTGGCCTACCTGTGTCGACTGCGCGGCATTGAGGTCGTGACACTCACGGACGCGAACGAACTGGAGGAAGGGATTCTGACCAATCGACGCAAGGGCAGTCGGGACAACATTATTCGATGGACGCCGCGACTGCGCACAGTGTGGGAAGGCGCGAAGGCTTTGCGCGCAAGGGTTTGGGAACGCCGTAACACGCCTATCCCGATCGCGCCGTCAAAGCGCTTTATCATCGTAGCCAGCCACGGTGGCCCGCTTCGAAAAACAAGTCTCGATACCGCTTGGCAGAGATTCATTACACTTGCGATCGCAGATAGGGAAATTACTCCTGACGACCGCTTTGCCTTGCATGACTTAAAACGACGCGGTATCACAGACACAGTCGGCAATAGAGCAGATAAGCAAGAAGCCAGTGGACATCTTGATGCAAAAATGATGGACATCTATGATTTAAGTATCCCCGTCGTATACCCATCAGCAGAGTGATGGCACAGATCAAAGATGAAAGTTGGTGATATTCCCCCGTACCCAGGAGAAACCGATGCCAAAAGGAACGCCGAATCCAGGACAGCTGTGGAATGGTGAGATTAGTTTCTTCTCGATTGACACAGATGTCATACAAAGCGCTGGGTACAATTTTGAAGCGGGGGCACTAAACCAACTTCACACTCAGCTTCCGAAGAGCATGGAGTTGCAGTTAACAGATGTTGTAGTCAATGAAGTAGTAAGCCACCTCATGGAGCCAGTGTTAAAGTCGATACAGGAAATCCAAACAGCTGCAGCAAGCCTAAAACGTAAAACGGGTTTGCCAATGGATCAGATCAGCGATCTTTTTACTGACCTTAATCCCATAGCATCGTCTCGCCTCCATTTTCGCCAACTTGTTGAGGATTATGCAGAAAGATGCGGGGGCGGGATTCTGCCCATGGACGGGGAAGGTGTCTTGAAAGAAATTTTTCGTCGATATTTCTCAGTATTACCACCCTTCGAGCAAAAATCGGCGAAAAAATCTGAGTTCCCTGACGCCGCCGCACTGTTAATTTTGGAAGCGCATGCTGAGGAATACAACTCGGCCGGAATAGTCGTGTCCAGAGACGGCGGCTGGCAGGCCTTCGCCGACCAGTCCGACTATCTCTACTGCGTCAAAACACTAGATGAGCTCACTGCATTGTTTGCCGCCACAGGCGAAGTGGCATCCACAATCCATGCAGCTATACGCGCTGCCATCGAAGACAGATTGTCACCTTTGCGATCTGACTTGAATGATGCCTTCAAAGATCACGTCGTCAATGCAACTTGGGATGTCGGAGACATCTACACTGACTCTGGTTCACGAGTCGAAGCGGAGATTTATGACGTCAGATTGATCGATCATGATTTGAGCATCGAAGACACGGAGATCTGGAACGATGAAGATGACCCGACCAAATGGCTCATAGAGCTTTCAGCTACGGTCAAGGTTCAGGTCTTTAGTAGTTTCACGACCTATATTTGGGATTCAATCGATCGAGAAGAGATCCCGATGAACTCCGATAGAGTCGATTCCGAGGAGGAAATCGAGGTTACGGCCTACCTCACATGCACTGATGTCCAATCCGGATCTACTCCTCGGCAATGGGACGTTGAGATAGAGATCGCTTCAGGTGATTACGTAGTAGATTTGGGACAGGTATCAACCTACCCGTGGGACGATGAGTACTGACAGCACGTAACAAACCCAACGGACCTTCGAAAAACCAGCCTTGGATCGAGTCCTGAACGTAACAACGATCATCGTAACTCATTGATTTTACTGTTTTAAGCAACTCCCTTGTAATCAGTAGGTCCCGGGTTCGAATCCTGGTGCCGGCACCATACAAAACGAAGCCCCTGCAGAAATGCAGGGCTTTGTTGTTTCTGAGTCAGCCAAGAAACCCCAAACGAGGATCAGGCAGGATACAAATCCCGCAATGCCTCAGGATGCTGACTTGCAACACGCAAGAGAGTCTGCGCTGCACCCGTCGGCTGCCTACGCCCCTGCTCCCAATCCTGCAAAGTCCGCAGACTCACACCGATCAGTTTGGCAAACGCACTTTGAGAAACGCCCACTTTGGCACGCGCCTCTGCTGCCGCAGAGAGCGGCACTTGAGTCACGCGCGCAGCCTTTCCAGCCTTCATCTGACGTACAGATTCCAGCAAGTCCTGCTGGAATTGCTCCAGTTCATCGACCATCGCTGATTTCCTCCTTCAGTTGCTTAAGGAAGGCTAAGGGCAAATCGTCAAACTTTGCCTTGGTATAGGCAATGAGTAACCAGATCGAGCCTTCAGAAAGCGTATTGTAATAAATGACACGTGCGCCGCCTCGTTTACCCATGCAGCTACGAGTCCAGCGCACCTTGCGCATACCACCACTGCCAGGCACGACATCACCATTCAACGGATTTGCAGCAAGCCAATTTATGAATTCATCGCGCTCACCCTCATCCCATATGGCTTCGGCATAGCGCTTGAAAATGTCCGTTTCGATAATTGTATACATGGATCGCACTGTACGGCCATGCCGTATAAACGAACGATAAACGTTTTCCAGGAAAATGCGACGAAATATGTAGCGGGAAATCCTGAGAAATCTGCTGTAACGAGAAGCCAGGCAAAGCCATTACTGGCCACGATTGCGCGCCTGCTAATCCTCAAGCTACCGTCAAACCCGTCGCTGCCAATTCAGCGACCGGGCCTGAGAACCCGCGTAAGATGCAGGCGCACCAGCGCCCCAACTCACGTTTGCTGGCGCATTTTTTGCGTCTGCATTACTGTGCAATGGCGGCTGTGCGTGGGAGACCTTCGGGTCTGCCG